TTGATTTTTTAGTTATTAAATTTTTATATTTAGACATAAAATTACTGGTATAGTCTATATTGTTGTTTTTCTCTTTTATATATGTCATTAGTTTATCTTCGTTATTTGATTGAATCGTGTATTTGGTGACACATCTCTTTGAACAAAAATCTCTATATGGTTTATATAAAGTATGAAATGATTTTATTTTTCCACATTTGCATTCCCTATTTGGTAATATAAAATTGTTATTTAGATAATAGCAATATTCTGCTACACTTTTTAATTTTAATTCATATGTTCTTGCTTTTGCAAATTGGAAATATTTACAAATGTCTAACCCATTCCACATTATTTTCTTCTTGTCTTTCATTTTCGATTTTATAATTATTTGCAACTTTTCTTCTGTATTCAATGTTTTCCTTTTTATAAATAAAATGTAGTAAGTTAATTATAACCTGATATTTTATCGGGTTCTTACTCACTTGTAAATATGGTTTTATTTGACGATTTACCATACAAGTTATTTATAATTATGAAAAAAAAAGTTAGATAGAGGTCAATTAAAAGATGTTACTAAATTAGCATTTAATCCAGATAACGGTAAAAGAGATATTCTTTATAAAAATGGATTAAATCCTATTGTATCTTTTGCAGGTCAAGGTATTGTTATGTGGGGTCAAAAAACTTTATTAAGCAAACCATCAAGTTTTGATAGAGTTAATGTTAGAGGTCTTTTCAATACACTTGAAAGAAGTCTTTCTAAAATGGCTAAAATATTTGGTCCTCGTAAAAGTGATTTTACGATGAAAACCTTTCTAATTGCTGGGAACACTTATTAAGCAACTGGTAGGAAATTTATATTTAATAGTATAAATAAACTAATAATTCAGTTGATAGAGTCAATCAGCAGGTAAGGATAAAAATGAAATTAAAACATTATTATAAGAATAAGCAACTGGTTCTTGCTCATTCTTTATTTAATAATGAATATTCAGATTGTAATCAATCTGAAAAATGTAATATAAATTCTAAAATAAAGAGTTTACTAAGTAAGTATGAAGTAATTCCTTTTTATATTGCTGATGTAAATTTTGAGTTAAGAAAATATATGTTGTTATTTATTAACAACAACTTATTAAAAAATAACAAATTACACAAAGATAAAAACTCATATATTTGGTTTTTGAAAAACAATTATGTTAAGGAATATTCTTATATTTATGGAACTACATTTTATTTAAGTAAAGATGTGAAATTTCAAGAAAGAATATTCCATATAATTAATAATATTACAAATCAAAAACACAAATGTGAAAATAAGAATTGTATTAATAACACTAAATATATGAGTTTTAGTATAGGATATAAAAGATTTTGCTCTATAAAATGTTCAAAGAATCCAGAAGAATTAAAAAACATAAATTACTTCGGTGGTGTTCATAAAATTAGACAATCATATGATGTTAAAACTGCTAAAGAAGCATATCAATTAAAATGTAGAAAATTAACAGAGCAAACTAAAAAATTAAATATGAATAGGATCAATCCAAATAATCATCCAATAGGAAGAATGGGCGTTAAAGGTGCATATCAAGTAGATCATATTATTAGCGTAGATTATGGGTATAATCATAATATAGACCCGGAAGTTATTGCAAATATAAATAACTTACAAACAATTCCTTGGTTAGAAAACGCTAAAAAAGGAAAATAAATTAAGTCCGTAATGACTATAAACTATTCATTTTTATCAAACTTCAACGACTATCCTCGATAGAGGAGTACTAGCCAAGTGGCTGGGAAATGGAAGGTATCTATAGAACCAAATGTATAGATAAAGATATAGTCTACTCTTGATGGAGACATTAAGCAGTTCATAAGTAATTGTACTTAGAGAACGGGGTCAATTTAACGAATTGATTTGAATAAAAGGAAATACCAGGTAATGGAATTCAATGATACATTTACTAGAAATAGAATTGTTTCTATGGTTAAACCTTATTTAGGTTCAGTTAAAGCAGGTAGAGGTATTCAAGACTTTTTAGTAATTTGTGATGAAAGTAATAATACACCTGATGTTATTTCAAGAAATAACTTGGTTGTTGATATATATGTGAAACCTTCATATGTTGCAGAGTTTATCCAACTCCGCTTCACGAATGCAGGTACTAATTCTTTTAGTCAAGTAATTGGCGGTTAATTTTAAGAACCTTCGGGTTCTTAATGAAAGTTGCATTATATTAAATAATAAGAGATTATTGTTAAGTAAACACTCTTTGCGGTTCTGTTTACTTAACAATAATGAACCGCAAATTCGCTTTAATAATAATAAAAAATTAATTACAGATGAATCAATCATTAAAAAAGTAACACTTTAATAAATATAAAACCAAGATTAAAAGAAGATAAAATGCTCTTATTGTAAAAAAGAAGGTGGTAGGAACTTCATGCATTTCATTTTGACAAATGTAAATTAAATTCAAAAAAAAATTTAGATAGTACTAATAAACAAGTATAAATAATTAAAAAAGGTCAATAAATGAATATATTCGAATCTGTGAAAAACTTTTTAGGTAAATCAAAAGAAATTCAAACATCCTCGGAAGAAGTTCCGGAAAACAAAATTATAAACAACTTCGATGAACAAGAAATATATAGTACCGGTGCATTTTTTGATGACAATTATTCATCAATTTTTAATGCTAGAGATAAAGCAAATCAATTAGATGCGCAAAAAAATAAAATAATGTTATATAGAAGATTAGCAAAATCAGAAGAAGTTTTTGAAGCTATCGATGAAATTGTAAACGAAATTGTATATACGGAAAATGATGATATATTAAAATTGCAATTAAATGAGGAAAATGAAAAAATCCAATCATCTGTAGAAGGTGCGTTCAAAAAAATTACCAATATGATAAACACTGATAAAAATATGTATAATATTGTGAAACAATCATATATAGATGGACAATTAATTTTTCATTGTGGATATAATACAGATTTGTCAAAAGGTATTAGCGAAATAAAAATGATAGAACCTATTTATTTTTATTATGATAAGAAAAAAGAAGTCTATAAATATCAAACACAAGATAGAACATTCTTAAATCATAATAATATAGATAAAAATATATCATATCCGAAAGAAGAAATAATTAAAACAACATTTGGTATTAATGAAGGTTCTATTAATTTAGGATATTTAGAATATGGAATTAAAAGTGCTAACCAATTAAGTACACTTGAAGATTTATTAATTCCGATGCGTTTTTCAAGAAGTATATCTAGAAGAGTTTTTAATGTAGATACTGGTGAGTTAAGTCCTACTAAATCTGAAGAAGCTATGCGTGATATGAACAAAAAGTTCAAATATAAAAAGTTTTATAATACAAATACTGGTGAAATCACAAATCAACAACACATAACAAGTATGGTGGAAGATTATTGGTTTGCTAATAGAAGTGGTGGTAAAGGTACAACTGTTGATGTACTTGATGAAACAGGTAATCTTGGTGAAGTTAATGATATATTATATTTTCAAAAGAAATTATATAGAGCCTTAAAAATTCCATTAAGCAGAATAGTAAATAATCCAGACGCTGAAAATTTTGATTACGATACAACTAATATTTCACATGATGAAATGAAGTTTTTTATGTTTAATAGTAGACTTAGAAAAATATATACAGAAGTATTTAAGGAATTACTTAGAAGAGAATTAATTGCTACAGGTGTCATGACAAACGAAAATTACGAAGAATACAAAAATAAGATAAAAATTGTATTTACATCTGAAAATGTATTTCTTGAAAGAATGAAACTTGCTAACTTTAATAATAAATTGGATATTTATGCAACTGTTTCTGAATATTCCGGTAAATTATTTCCTGTTGAAACTATACTTAAAGATGTATTTAAAATGACAGATAAACAAATAGAACAAAATTTCGAAAAAATTAAAGCTGAGGAAAAAGATCCTATGTATGCTAAATTTTATACTTCAAAAGATGATGATTATTAATCGTCTTTGAAAGTTTTATATTTAATTGTATAAATGTTTTTTTATATTTTTATAATGTGTGTGAAATTTATCCGATATTTCTAAATATCTTTCCTTCATATCCGATGTATTTGTGTCATTTGATAATTTTTTATAATATTGATATTCATAAAATGGTGCATTACATACACTTTTAATATTAGAAGTATTTAATCCTACTATTAATACTATTTTTTGCATTTTTCTTTCCTTTTAACGGGCATAAATGGCGAATTGCCTGATATATTGATGTTTCTTTTCTAAATCATATAATGATGTATAATTAACCATATATTCATCATATTCAAACCTATTTGTTCCACATTTTTGATTTTTTTCAAAATCATATACGACGCTTTTTAGTATATGCATTTGATTTGATTCTAATTTCCAGCCCCACCAAAATAATGAAGATATTATTCCGACAACTAATGTTAATGCTATATAAAGTTCTTTAAACTTTTTTAAATATTCTATTATCGTATTCATAAAATATTTATATATAAATAATTAAAAAAGGAGTCAATATATGTATATTGCAATAGGATATTTAGAAACAAAATTTAATAAAATTTTCAAAAAAGGTGAGGTAGTTCCTGATGAAATAGCAGAACACTATATGTCAAGAGTTATTAAAAAAGGTGATGGTGAACTATTAGTAGAAACACCAACGGAAATTGAAGTAATTGTAGAACCAGAAGAAGAATTACCTAAAGAAGAATTACCTAAGAAAGAAAAACAACCAAAGAAAAAAGCAAAAAAATAATATCAAGGTAATAAAATGATAAGAACTAATGATGATTTAACAGATTACATACTGCGTCAATTAGGGTCACCTATTGTTGAAGTAGAATTAACATCCGATCAAATACAAGATTGTATCGATTATAGTATAAAAGAATTTAGTTCTTTCGCTTGGGATGGCGAACTTAAAGAAACAGTTATATTAAATGTTGATGGTAGAGGAACATATCTTTTACCGGAATTTGTATCAACTATTATTAAGGTGAGTTCTGTATTAGGTTTTCAATCATATGGACAAAATTACATACCTGATAGATGGTCAGAACAGTTTTTTAACGCATTTGCTAGTAATGGAACAGGTAATGGAATTAGTGCTATTGTTTCGTTGTCTACTACACTTAGTTTATATGATAAATATATGCAAACAGAATTAAATTATTATTTTAATGCTTATAAAAGTACTATACAAATTCTTCAAGAATTTAAGGGTAATCTATTGATAGAATATTCATATGAATATACACCTGATAAAGTAGATAAAATTTACAATCATCAATGGGTTAAAGATATGAGTGTAGCAAAAGCTAGATTTTTACAATCGACAGTAACTGGTAAATTTTCACAAACATTAATTGGTGGGGCAACTATTAATTATGATGATATGAGAAGCAAAGCAGAAACAGCAATTGAAGACTTGAAAGAACAATTATTTAGCAAATATGGTGGCCCATCACCTATTTTAGTAATGTAATTTAATAATAAAGGAGATAATATGAATTTTAGAGAATATATAAATGAAGGTGTAGTAGATAAAATTGATAGTTTTTTATTAAAATTATCTAAAAAAGTTGATGGCGATAATAGAACTAAAAAAGAGCTAATTACACAAATACATCGTTTAAGTGATAAAGCATTAAAATCTTGGTATGATGGCAGAACAGGAAGATTTGGTGATTACACTAAGTTATTTCAACAAGCTGGCGTAGAGCGAGAGATGAAAAAAAGAGGTTTATTAAAATGAAATCGTTTAAAGAATTAATTTCAACACCATTAAAATCTACGATATATAAAACATTAAAAGATGTAGACAATATTGTAGAAAAAGAGGATGTAGAGTTAAATGAAAATGAATACGAGGATGTGTTATTAAAAAATAACATCAAAATAAAATCAAAATTGGAAACTAAATTTGGTACAGAATTTAAATTAGCAAAAAAATATGATCAAGATGACATCAAAGACATACTTAAGAAATATAAAGTATCATTTGATGGCGACTCGATTTTTGTTTCAAAATAATATAAATACTTAAAATAAAGTAGGAGCATATATATGGCAAACATAGCAAACTTAAAACAAGCATTAGGTGCTGGTGGTAGAGTAAATAAATATAGAGTTAATTTCTCTATACCTGGTGCAGTACCAACATCATCTGATCTTCAAAACACAGATGTTCTTTGTAAAGCATCACAATTTCCAGGTGTAACAATTTCACCAATAGGAGTATTTAATCAAGGACGAAAATTAGTTATTCCTGGGGATACTGTTTATGAAAATACTTGGTCACTAACATTTTACAATACAGCGGATCACGGTCTTAGAAGAGATTTAATTTCATGGATGAGAAGTGCGGATGATTTCCAAAAAAATACTCATAGTGGTAATCCGAATGATATTTTAGGAGAGTTAAGCGTAACTCAATTAGACTCATTAGCTAAAGATACTGTTACATATACATTTCATAATGTATGGGTTAGTGGTGTCGAAGCTATTGAATTATCTGACGATGCTGATGGTGGTATCCAAGAATTTGTAGCAACATTTAGTTTTTCTGATTGGGTTGTTGGAACTGGTGAATTTTCAAAACCAACTAAAGCAAACGCAGCGAGCACAAATAGTATAGCATAAAGTTATACTATTTCATAAAGGATAAAAGATGACATTTATAGAATATATTAAAGAAGAAAAAGTTAGCAATTCATTTATAAAACAAACTGCAGAAGATTATGCAGTTAGTACAAGTATCGTTAAAGATTTATTAAAAAAAGTTGATAATGATAAAATTAAATTAATTGACGAGTTAGAAATACTTATTAATAAAAAATAAAGGAATTTTATGAACATTCTTAAAAAGGCAGTTAAGAAGATTAAAAATTTAGGAGCTAAGGAATTAACTCCTAAAGAATCGTTAGAAATGTTAAAAAACCTTATAAAAAAAAGTAAAGTTCCTATCCAAAAAAACCTAAAACCTGGAGCTATTATAACATTCGTTTATGATGCTATGAATAAAGAAGCAGATTTTGACAGGACTCCGTTAGTGATGGTTTTAAGTTCCACTTCTAAATATATGCTCGGATGTAATTTTCATTGGATGCCAACTTCTAAAAGACAAATATTAGTACAATATATATTAGATAAAAATAAAAATCGTATCCGTAAAAATCTACCTATCCAAATTTCCTATAAATCATTAAGAAGTGCAATGAAAAGTATTGGTGCCTTTCCAGTTGTTCGCTTATATATTCGTGGTAGAATGTCACGAATGGGAGTAAGAATACCGGATGAATTGTTGATGCAAGCCACTAAAATGAAAACGGAAACATTTACAAAAGGTAAAGCAAATAGTACAACATTGTGGACTAGAGCTAAACAAAAAGCAATGAGTGCTAAAAGAAAATTATTTTAATTAAAAAATTATAAATAATATGTAATTAAAAATAAAGGATAAATATGCCATTAGATAACGATGTATTAGATGATGTAAAAAATAAAAAGTTTACAGATTTTTCAAATGCAGTTAAACAAGAGCTAAAACAAAAATTAAGTAATCATAAATTAACGAAGAAATATGTTTCAGATTATGATAAAATACAGCAAATGAAAGATTCATTTGCTAAAATAAGTAAAATTAAGGACGAACCGGAAGTCGAATAACAAGGGGATAATATGAAATTATTATATGAAACAGCAGAAGACAAAGTAATTGCAGAAGAAATTATTAATGAATCATCAGGATCTAAAAAATATTATATAAAAGGTATTTTTTCAAGTCCTGGTGTTAAAAACAAAAATGGAAGAGTGTATCCTAAATCAATTTGGGAAAAAGAAGTAGAAAATTACCAAAATGTATTAAAATCTGGTAGTTCAAACTCATTATTAGAATTAAATCACCCACCTAGACAAGATGTTGATATGATGGAAGCAGTTGCAAAAATGACCAAATTATATTGGAAAGATGGATATGTTATGGGTGAAGCAGTTTTATTAGATAATGATAAAGCTAACCAGTTAAAAACATTAATTGACAATGGTATTAAAATGTCAGTATCTTCGAGAGGTGTTGGTAGTGTTAAAAATGGTCTTGTCGAAAGTTTTAAGCTTATAACATTTGATATTATTCCAAATCAACAACAATCAGATGTTAATGCACAAATGATGGGTATTGTAGAAGGTGTTTTAGAAAACAAAGAATTTGAAATAAATGAATCTGGACTTATATCAGAAGTAGAAATGTGTACTAAAGACGAATGCACATTATTTGAAAAAACGGATATTCAAGAAGCTACTAAACAGAAATTTGCCGAATTAATGAGTTCAATGAATGAAATTAAAAACCCACAGTACGACCAAGTAAAGACTATAATTTTAGACAGTATTGAAGGTAATAAAATTAACGGTTTATCTACAAAAGATATAAATGTTAAAATTGTTTTTAATAATAAATTAAAATCTATTAGGTTTTATTAATTGAAGTATTAAACCATTGGTGAAAGTGTGAAAAATCAGTTGAAATAGTACGAATAGATGATTTTTTTATATTTTTAGAATATAAATAAAGAAGTATTAAATACTTATTACTTACTCGAAAAAGTAAGGAAAATTAAAGGAGACATAAATGAAGTTAGAAAAATTATTTGAATCATTAGATGAAAAAGTTTTTACTGATGAGTTAAAAAGTAATCTTCAAGAAACATTTGACTCTGCTGTTGCAGAAGCATCAAAAATTAATGAAGATACTATTAACGAAAAAGTAGAAACACTTGCAGAAATTAAAGCTGTAGAAATGATTGCGGAAAAAGTCGAAGACAAAATTTCAGAGTTAGAAGAAAAAGCTGAAGAATTTCAAGAAATTTTAATTAGTGAAGCAAAAGAAAAAGAAGACGCGTTATTAGATCAAGTAGATCTATATCTTGAAAAAGTAGTTGAAGATTTTATTGTTGAAGCTAAAGATTCTTTAGATAAATCACTTGTATCAGAAAAAGCTGATATGATTATAGAAGCAATGGACGCAATGATTACAGCAACTGGTGTTGATATTCTTAAAATTAGTGAAGCAAAAGATGAAACAGATGCAGAACTTAAATTAGCTGAAGCAATCAAAAAATATGATGAACTAATGGAAGAAAATCTTTCTCTTGAAAAAGAAAAAGCAGCAATGCTTAAAATGGGTGTTATAGCTGAAATGAAAGAAGGTATGAGTAATGTTGATGCTGAAAAATTTAGCGTTATGGCTGAATTAGTAGAATTTGATCAATCAGAAAAATATGTTCAAAAACTAGAAACTATTAAAGAAAATTTAGGCACTTCATCAACTAAAAAAGTTGAAAAAGAAGAAAAAATAGACGAAAAATTAATTACTGAAGATGTGAAAGTTCCAGCTGTACCAAAAGCTAGAGTTACTACAGCATTTAGTCACTTAATTTAATAACAAAAGGAGAATTAAAAATGAAAGAATTAAACGAAGATATTCAAAAATTAGTTGAATCAGAAAAATACACAGAATTAACAGAAGGTGCTGATGCATCAATGATGGGAATGATGTTAGAAAACGCAATGGTAGAAGCTGAAAAGGTTCTTGCTGAAGGTACAGTTGCATCAGATGTAGCTACTTTTACTCCAATTATTATGCCACTTGTAAGAAGAGTTTATCCAAACCTTATTGCTAACGAACTTTTAGGTGTTCAGCCAATGGCTTTACCAACTGGTTTTATTTACGCACTTACAAACAGATACCTTGGTAATACAACA